TCTCGCTAATAGTATGCATGTTAATGCTGTTGTTCCATCTCCGGCAGTTACACTTGGTCTAATATATTTTACCATATCTCTAACTGTTACCATACCTGCAGCAGTAAATGAAATATCAGCATTAGCTGGATCTTGTAATGTTGTCCAAAGACTTCCATCTAAACTACCTTGTAAAATAATTGTACCACCGGCTCCAAATGTTCCACCAACTTGTACAGTAGCATATCTATTTGCTATATTATTAAGAACTTCACCTGTATCACCATTTTCTAATGGTGTCCATGTAGATGTTATATCTCTATTTCCTTGTTTATTTAAACTTGCTTCAATTACTGCCATTTTTAATTTCCTATTGGGTCAACATTATATGAATGTGTATATAGTGCATATCGTATTGCATCTGCAATATGCGAGTGTTCGTTATGTAATGGACGTTCATTAAGTAAGCCTTCTCTAGCATCCCAAACATAGTTATCTAAACAGTTTATTACTTCAGTACACGATTCGTCTACGTAGAGACGATCGTGTTCTATTATACTACTAACATACCCTATACCATCTAAAACTGATTTTTTAGCGTTTGTACAAGTAATATCATAATCATAAGCTAAATCGTAGCGCGTTTGAGCTGCTGCTGAATCTATATAAATGAAATCAATGTTCCATTCATCTATTTTTTCTTGTATCGCTGATGCATATCGAGATGTAGCCTCTTCTTTCTTTAAATATTCTGCTACAATATAATAATCTGTACCATCTGTAGCAATAATAACCATTGCTGTTGGGTCTCTGAATCCCATATCTAATCCAGCAAGTACATCTAATATTTCTAATTTATTTAAGTCAACTTCAACTATGTTCTCTTTCTTAAGAGTCCATATTTGTCCCTGCATGGCATTAAATTCACCTTTATATTCTTGGGAGAATTCAGCGTCACTCATTGATTGCTTAGCGTCTGCTACATCTTCAGGATTGGATCTAGGATTATCTTCAAATGTACTATGTATACTAGCCCAAGTAGGAAATTCATCACTAAAACCACGTTTATAGAAATCATAAAACCAGTTTTTACCCCTAGGAGTTGATATAAATATACATTTTGCATTTGGTTTATCTAGTGTAGGTCTAAGTTGTATATTAAATGCAGATTCACCATCATTATTTAAGGCGCACTCATCGAATATGATCAAATCGTAGCTTCGGCCTACTACACTATCTACTTGGGATACTGACCCAACACGTATAGTAGATCCATTTGCAAGTTCAATTATTTTATCCTTAGCATTACTTTTAGTTACTTCTATTTCAAAAGTTTTAATTAACTTACGTTGTATATCCCAGCTAACAGCTGATAAGCTGTAGTTTGGGGCTATAACTAATATATTAGCTCCAGGTATTAATGTTATTAAATGTCCAATAATATTAGATATTAAGGATTTTCCTGTTCGTCTAGCTAGTACTGCTGTTATAAATCTATATAAGGGATTTTGAATAGCATTTATAAGCGCTACTTGTGGAGGTACTGGGGTAATTCCTAATAGACTCATGTATTTGTCTATAGGTAGCTTTATAAAACGGTCCTCTACATTGAATTCTTGTAGCTCCGTGCCACTAATATCAGTCCTTGATATTTCCATTTAGTTTACTTCCTTAACCCCGCTTAATTGATCTAATAAGTTATTATAATTATGACCGAAGCTAGCTTGTATATTATTTTGTACATTTGTTTGATTTGTTATAGGTGTAGTTTTTTCTTCAGCTTGAATTACTTTTAGTTCATCCATACGCATTTTATGCATAAGTGCAAGTAAATCAGCTATATCTTTATTAGATCCTAATTCAGCTTCTTCTAACTCTTCGAGTTTATGTTCGATTACGCGCGTCATTGCGTCGGCAATCTTTCCGCGGTTTAAATATCCTTGTTCCAAGAAAACAGTATCAATATAACGTTTTACTTCTTTTTTGTTTATATATTGAATTACTTTTTCACGAGGTATACCTAGCTTATTTGATGTTGATGAAACATCATTATATTCTAGGTAAGTGTTCACTATAGTTAAAGCTTCCGGGCTAAGCTTTATTCCTAAGTTATTATCTACTAAGTCTTTACTCATTTTTATTTCTCCCATTTATTTTTCTATTATATCAAATTTTTTCCACTCTGTATAGCCCCAACTTTAATTTTTTTAACAATCTAGATTTTTATTATACTATTTTTTCAAATACCACTCAAGCAACTGAAAAATAATACTTGACAATCGAGTTAAATAGGAGTATAATAACTTAAATAATTAGAGTAATAATATAAAAGAGGGAAGATATGACTGTATATTTGCATGAAAGAATGGATAAGTGTTGTGGAAATTGTAAGCATAGTTATGGTAATTGTGCTGCTGTGGGGGTAAGATTAGGTTGTGATAAAGGTCATATAGGATTTTTATCTTTTGCATTACCTCATGATTTTATATGTAAAGGTAAAGACTGGGAGAAAAGTAATGGGATTTAATTTAAAGGTGTTTTTTGAAGGCTTAGAGGAAATTATTAATAGTGATGAGGAAAATATTTCATTAATATTAGCAGATTTAATTCAACGTATTGAAGAAGGTAAAAAGTATGCTGAACAGTGTGGCCAGCTATGAAACAATTATCACCAATAGAAGAAAAGATACTTGAGATTCTTTTCAAGGATAAAATAGTAACAGATATATTAGTAGATCATTTATTACCTGAGATATCTTGGACACAACAAGCCCTTGATAATTATACACCTAACCATGCCTACAGTCTTGCTAGAGAGAATTTAAAGAATTTTCCTCATAATGTAAAGTTAGTGGAGATAATAGATGAACAGAACTAAAAGTAAAAAGATAGCTAATATTGAATATTGTATCTACTGTGGTAATAAATCAGTTCATGATTATGAAACATATGGTACACATGGTCGAGAAGAGAATCATTTTGAAACTTGTAATTGTAAGGGATCAGAGTTAGCATTAGATATAGATAAACAAATAGCAATGCTAGAACATAAGAAAGATAGTTTAGAGATAAATTATAGTACATTTAAAGATATTGAATATAAAGCTGAAATTGAAGCTATAAATATAAGGTTTAATAAATGAACAGAACTAAAACAAGAACAATAGATAATAAAAAATATTGTATATACTGTGCTAAACTCTCAGAAAGAGCATCAGAAGGTACGCAGCATAATAATGATTATGTAGAATTCGATGTATGTAGTTGTGTTGCCTCGAAGAAGGCTATTGAAATAAAAAATAGAATTGATGAACTATGGCGAGATATTGAAGACTTACCTAAGATACATAAGTACAAACTTGATAAAATGCAATATGATATAGAATTAAGTGAACTAAGAGATAAGTGGAATATTAATAAAACTAGTAATGAAATAGTGTATGAAGATGTTAAAACGAGGATTAAGTAATGGATTTAACATTATATTTATACAGACAAATGCTATGGTCTAAGAAAACCTTTGGGCCAGGTCAAAGAACAGATGCCATATTAGATCATATACAAAAAGAATTAAAAGAAATAGTGGCAGAACCAAATGATTTAGAAGAGTGGATTGATGTTTTAATGCTGGCACTAGATGGAGCTTGGAGAGCTGGTTATTCTCCTGAGCAAGTAGTTGCTAAGCTAGAATTTAAAAGACGGAAGAACGAAAAGCGTAAATGGCCAGATTGGAGAACATCTGATCCAACTAAAGCTATTGAACATGTGAGGACTAAGTAATGATTTGTTATATTAAAGGACATAATTTTAAACACATATCTAATTTTAAGGATTCTGATTTTCCTAGAGGATTATGGCAATGTAGTAGGTGTAAACTTGTATACATGGATATGCCTAGTGAATTTTATGATAAAAGAAAAGTGAAACAACCGAGGATTAAGTAATGGATAGACGTATTGAAAGATTAGAATTAGGTAAATGGGTTACGTGTGAAATGAAAGATTTACAAGCTGAAGACATATTTAGAATGTTTGAGCCCAGTGGTAAACCTGTTCAGTTTGGAGCAAAGTGGATAGTTAATGGCACACCATATTTTAAAGATGGAACATGGGGTGTTGCTTGTGAATCTATTGGAGGTGAGTATGAGTGAATTTGAAAGAGAATATAGATATACAATAATTAAAATTAAAGATATTGAAAAGTATTTATCATATAAACAAAAACAAGAATTAGAATCAATATTATTTCAAATACGATTACGTAGGGCTAGAGATGAAAGACCACGATTAAAGTGCGTAGTAGTTGAAGATGACTGGCCTGAGTATGAAAAAGTTTGGGATATGCTTGAAGAGAGAATGAAAAATGAGTGAATTTGAATTACAAATATTAATTAAAATTGTATTAAAGGGTAAAAATAATGTAGAACAGGAAGTTCAAACATTACAGTATAGAACTAAAGATGTGTGGCCATATACTACAGTTCCTAGATTGGATCCTCGTGAATACATATGGTCTAAATGGAAAGATGTACCAATAGTGAGAGAAAAATGAGATTTGAAATATTACCAATAGAAGGTGGGTATACTGCGGAAATTAATACCATAGATGAAGATGTTACATATAGAGTAACAGGCGTTGGGGAAGATATAGAAACTGCAGTTGATGATGCATTAGTGGAGCTTGGGAGATTTAAGAAAAAATGTTTGCAATTAGAAAAAAATTAAGAAGAATTTTTTGCTTTCATTTAAATTGGTTGGAATATTATTGGTGGCATCCTGCTCGGCGTTTTGGTTTTAAAATATGGGAGTGTAAAAAATGTGGTAAGCTAAATCCTAGAGAACCTTGGAATCCTCCTATTAATTATGATTCATAATTGCTTTGTTTGTGGGAAAGCGGTGCCCGAGGTGTGGGATCCAAGTGAGGAGCGTATGATTCCGGAATCTTTATATTGGTACTCTAAAGACTATGGCCCGGATTTTACTGAGGTATTTTGTGAACCTAGATGTATGTTAATTAGGCATTATTTACGGGATAATAAAATAGTTCCAGTTTGGTTACTATAGCTAATCGTTTTCTTTATAGCACCCTGTAGTGAATTCTGTTTCTTTGGATACCGTACGTGGGGATGGGTGTAGAGAGAAGCGTCTAGACTGAGTCTAATAACCGCCCCTAGCATAGTCTGATTTGTTTGTCAAGTGGCATGATTCTTGCTGCGACAAGAACCGTGCCAAATATTATGCTTCATATAATTTATATGTTCCTGCGTCTTGACACTCCCAATAAAATCCTAACTGTTCAACAAATTCAACTAATTCATTATTGATACCCATCGTCCAGATTTTTTCTAGTGGGTCAATACTCCACCAATTATGATTAAAGGCTTCTATTCCATCAATCTCAGAACCCTCTCCAGAGGTGACAACTCCATCACCATCAACATCTTTAAACCAACACTG